GCGCTTCAGGAACTCCGCGCCATAGCCCGCCATCTGCTCCTCAAGGTCCTTGAGGTCCGTGCGGCCCGCGGCGATGGCTTGGCCGGTGTGCTCCACGTAGTAGAACCGGCCCGCCGGGTCCGGGTTGTACAGCACCTTGTTCGGCCCGACCACCACCGGGTCCGAGTCCTCCCCGGACGCCCCCGAGCAGGCGAGGATCGGGAAGCGGGAGACGGTGAGGATGTGGCGTTGGTCGGAGGCGGACTGCCAGTGCGCCACGTTGAGGTGAGCCAGGTCCAGGAGCGGGGGCTTGCCCATCATGAAGCCTTGGCGGTCCGCGTAGAAGGTGACCAGCGGGACGTAGTTCAGCCCCGTCGCCCACTCATCCGCCAGCGCCCACTCCTCCTTCTGGGCGTTGGACTTCTTCACCGGCTCCCAGAGCTGGACAAGGCCCGGCTCCAGGACGCGGATGCGGCGCTTGCAGACCTCCGCGAAGCCGTCCTGCTCCATGTAGTGTTCGATGATGCGGACGTGCTGGAGGACTTCGACCCCGTTGATCACCTCCGACCGGGCGAACAGCAGGCACTCCGGCTTGATCATCACCCAGTACGGGCGCAGGCCCTCCCGGCGATCATCCGCCAAGGTCCGGGGTTGGCCGTCCTCCCGCGGGGCCGGGCGGGGCATGTCGATGAGGACGTGGCAGAGGGCCTTGGCCATGCCTTCGCGGAACCACTGACGGGCGAACACGTCCAGGTTGTTCCCCTGGAGGTCCACGTCAGGCAGGATCGTCTCCTCAATCGCCTTGGGCACGTCCTCGTTGAGCTTGATCGGCTCGCTGAAGGGCTTGCCGCTCAGGGTGTCCAGCGTCTGTTCGACCATGTTGAGGAGGACGGCGGAGGCCAGGCGCTCCTGATAGCCCTTGTCCGTCTCCTCCTGGTGGCGGGGCAGGTACGTCTCGCCCGCCTCACGCATTGCTTCGGTCCCGCCCAGCAGCGTCTCGATGACGTGCCAGCGCGGGAGCATCTGGTCATACGCCCCGCTGGTCGTGGCGGGGCTCTTTGGGTCTTTGTCGGCCATGGTCGGTTCTCCTGGTTCGCGGATTCTCGCCCGAAGGCGAGGACCCGGCAAGTTGTATTACATGTTGCCCTGCTTGACGCCACGCAGCTTCTTGCGCACGCGGTAGCGGATCGCGTCACCAATGTGGTCCTCCGCCTCCGTGTTCACGTCATCCAGGTCCTTGTCATCGCGGGGCAGCACAGGGACCGTCTCGATGGTTTGCTGACACCAGTCGAAGATGAACAGCCCAGGGACCTCGCGCGGTCCCCCGCCCGCCGGAGGCAGCGCCCCCTTGAGCAGCTTGCGGATTTGCTCCCAGCCCTGCTTGCGCGAGCCTGGGCCCTTGTCCGCGGGCGTCCAGCGCACGCCCTTCTTCTCCATGTCCACGGCGATGCTGTTGCCGTTCTCCACGTCGAAGATGGAGGAGTCAGCGGGGCCGGGCTTGACCCGACCTTCCAGCGCCCAGTCCTCCTCCCGGTCCTTCACCCCTTGGGCGACCTCCGAGGCGAGCATGCGGACGCCCTCGTTGCGGGTTCCGTTCCAGCCGTACCACTCCTGGATCAGGTACAGATCGCCCCGCACCTTCCCGTACACGCGCCCATTCCACTCGAACGGCTCCCCATTCGACTCCGCCCACCACAGGACGGCGAAGGGCTTGGAGCTGCCCCAGTCGAAGCTGCGGTCAATCTTCCACCGCTTCGGGATCACCGACAGCGGGACGGAGGGCACCACGTGTACGTCCCCGCGGTAGATGTCGTCAAACATCCCCCCGGCGATGATGTCCCAGGAGCCGTGGAGCCAGGCGGCGAGTTCGGAGGGGTTCCGGGCCGCGGCTCGAATCTTGCTGATGTACTCCGGGTCAGCGTGGAGCAGGATTTGGTTCTCATAGATGGACCCGTGTATGGCGACCCGGGGCGGCTCGCGCTCGCCGTCGCGCATCGCGTCCAGGATCACCCGACCGCGCATGTGGGGGAGGCGGAAGCGGGCCTTGACCCAGTTGTGGCCGGGGCCGTAGGGGTTGGTGGTCGCCCGGTAGCAGCGGGGCATCCCCGGCTTCGTGGAGCGGCAGCAGGACATCATGACGGTGTAGCACTTGTCATCGGCCCAGTTGCAGAGTTCTTCCCAGCCAATCCACGGGTATGCGTGGCCGTGGTAGTTCCAATAATCCTCCGGCGACTTCATGTGGCGCAGCAGCAGCTCCTCGCCGTCCGGGAAGGTCCACTTGTGCTCCACCTTGTTGTACTTGGCCCCCGGGAAGATGCGCTTGAACCACTTGTTGGTCTTGTTGATCACGTCCGACAACTGGGGGTAGGTCTGACGGAACAAGATGCCCCGCCACTCCGACCCGTAGCCCTTCCCCACGTGCTGGAGGAAGTCCATCAGCAGGCAGTCGGTCTTGCCCGGGCCGCGCGTCCCCTCATACAGCACCTCGAAGATCGGGTGCGCCATGAGGAAGGCGAGCTGCGACCCGTACTGCGGGCACCAGGTCGCCTCCGACTCCTTCCCCGTCTCCGGGTCCACGTAGTAGCCCCGCAGCTCGCCGGGCTCCGCCTCGCGCCACTCAATCGGGTAGTCCGGGCGGGCGGCGATGGCGACCGCCTTGCTCACTTCGGTCTGGGCGAACATCAGCTGCCCTCCCCGGTCGGACGGCCCACGGTCCCGCGGGCGAGGTCCCCAAACTGGTTCTGCCAGTCGTTGATCGTGGCCGGAGCCCCCGGGACGATCAGCACCCCGCCGGTGCCCGAGGCGGTCATGTTGGCCGCGTCCTTCCCGTCCTTGAACTCCGCACGGTGGGCGCGGAGCATCATGGCCATCAGCGAATCGCTGTACACCCGCTCATAGGTGACGATCTCATCCTTGAACTTCCCGCCGATGATCGGGCGCTCCACGCCGTCCCGCGCCCGCTTCAGGGCCGCGCTGAACAGGTGCTCGTCAATCCACGCTTGGCGGGCGTCCTCCAGAGCCTGGGCAAACTCCGGGTCATTCTTGACATGATAGTCGATGGTGGAGCCGGAGACGCCCACGGCCTCCGCGCACAGGTACTTCCGCCCACCCAGGTCGGGGTGCGTGCGGAACAACTCCAGGTACTGCTCCTTGCGCTCCGAGGTGAATGGCACCATCGGCTTCGGCTTCAGTTTCTCAATCGGGTGCATCACGCTCCCCCTTCGGTGTGTACTGTTCGTCAATCGCGCATCACGCGGCGATCCGTCCCCGGCCTCACGCCCAAGGACATCCTCGCCGCGAGTATAGCGTGAGCTTGTACATTAGCCAAGGGTGGGGTCGCGCCCGCCCGCGGGGGAGACACGAGGAGCGTGTGGCAGCGGATTGCCCAAGCAGGCACGCGGCGTCCTCCGCTTAGGTTCGAGGGGTCGCGCTTCACTTCCACGTCCGAAAAAGTAAAAAGTCAAGCGGGCAAAAAGGCCATATAAAACAGCCCTTTATAGATAGATAGATAGATAGATACTTAACTTACTTAACTTACTTACCTTAGCCCCCTGGGAGCCCTTCGGACAGCCGGAAGCCTCAACAAGGATTCTCCTGGGCCGGTCCGCCGGGTCGATTTGTCGGGCGAATTTATTTCAGGTAAGAAACCCAAGTAACCTAAGCGCAAGATGCGGGAACCCCAGCCCCGTATGGCTTAGACCACAGCTTGACTTCTTTACTTCTTCGAGCATGAACCCAAGCGCACATTTCTATCCCAAGCGCACCCGGTCGAAGTGGAGAAGGAGGAGGGAGCCCCGCCGGTTTTCCCGCAGCCTTCGGCCTCCTGTAGTGAAGTCGGCACCATTGCCGCCCGGCGGGGCATTGAGGGGTCGGGTCAGCCCGGGTGTCCGACCAGGATGGAAGGGGGCAGGAGGAGTCCGCCCCCGGCGGGCCTCCAGAGGTGGAGGCAGTAGGGGTGGTTGTTGACGTAGGTGGAGCGGGGCGGGTGGAATTGCACCACGGCGTCCTCCGGGTCCCAGAACAGGTCCTTGACGGCGCACATTTCATCCCAGGTCGGGCAGCGATCCGACCGGGAGACGCTGACGTGCTCCCAGCCCGCTCCGTCCGAGGCGATTGCGAACAGGCGCGGGCGTCCCGGGGTGTTCAGCTTCAGCTCGAAGGCTCCGTTGTTCCCGAAGGACGGGTCAGAGGCGAGACGGCCCGCGGTGACGCGGTACTTGTTGGGCACGTGGAAGCTCATCAATGACCTCCGTTCTTGTTCAGGGGCCGCGGCCCCGTGGATTCCCCGATCAGCGCGACCGGACCGGCGGCGTTGAGCTGGGCGTTGAATTGCCGCTCCGTCTCCGCCTTGTTCTCCGGCTTCATCGCGCACTCGAAGCAGACCCAGGCCCCGTTCGGGCCGTAGGGGCGCAGGTCCTCTGTCGTCGGGCAGTAGTGGCATTTCATAGGATGTCTCCCGGTTCGATCCGCAGGACCTTCCGCCCGAACCAGCCCACGAACTCATCGCACCAGTCCGCCCGGGAGCGGCTGAACTCGCTGTGGATGCGGTCGAAGTCGGACGGGTGGACGGGGCGGATCAGGTAGTATTCATGAAGGGTCGCGGTCCATCCCAGGGTCACTTCGAGGTATTCCCCGGCGTCGAAGTCGTGGACCAGGTAATGGAGGATTGGGCATTCACCATCCACATAGATCGTCTCCACGATGCCCAGGGCTTCGCCGGGGCGGTCGCGCACGTACTGAACACAGTTCTCGTGGCAACGGAAGTTGAACAGGCCTTGCGTCGGGGTCGGCTTCACCATTTGGTGCCGGGTCCGAAGCCGCCGGATCAGGGCGCGCTTCGCCCGGTCGATCAATCGTTGTCTCATTCGCGGTTCTCCATATAATCAAATACAAGTTGTTCCAGGCGCTCCCGCTCCGCCTCCGTCATCTTGCGCTCCAGCCAGGGCGCGGGCCGTCCCCGGCGGTCGCGGACTTCCCAATCACCGCACCCGCCTTCCGCCGGGTAGCAGTATTCAGGCGGTCCACTCACCTTCGCGGGCACGTAGGGTTCCCAGTAGGTGACCACGATGAGGCAGGGGATGCCCGCCACGCGGTCCTCGAACTCAGCCAGTGACATAGTTCACCTCCCCGGGATCGCCGGGAGCCGGACCCAGTGATCAGTCCCGGCTTCGTTGTCGCAGAGTCGCCACAGCGTGCCGTCCTCGCACTCGACAACCACTTGGCGGACCAGGTAGCCGTCGCGGGTCGTGCCCACGGAGGAGGTCATGGACCGCACGCGGCGGTCGGGCGGGGTGTTGGGCGTGTTCATGCTC